ATACACTTCTTCTTGATATGCTGCTAAAGTATCTCTCATACGCTTTTCTTTCTTAATGCGACTACGCCAGCAATTAAAAGATATAGAATTAAAATAAGAGAACGGATTTGCACCACGGTCAAAATTATATTTCCGTTGCTTTAATGCATTAAACATATTAATGAGCGAGTCACCAATTGCATCTTCTTTAAAGGTATAATTAATAAAGTTAGAGGCATGAGCTAGACCATACGCAATGTTCTTAATCATTAAAGCTAGCTCATCTGTGATTACATCTGTCTCATAGTACTTGCGAAGCTCTGCAGTAAACTCAGCCGGGTTTACATAATAAACCTTCTTGGCTTTAGCTACAGGGCTTAATACCTTAGGTTTCGGTGATGGTTTTATTACTGATTTGGATTTTTTCAAGGCCATAAAATTCTTGTCGTTTAAGGAAGTGCTTACTACCATAGATTAACTCATCTACAAGATCAATAATCGTGAGAATGTCTTTATTCTCGTGGACCCGTAGCCCACGACCAATTGATTGTAATGTTTTAATTTTAGATTTACCACCTGCAGCGAATATAATATAATGTATGTTTTTTATAGAAATGCCAGTGGAGAATATCTTACTAATTGCAATACACACTACATTGTTGTCAGTCTCCATTAGTTGTTGTATTTTTTTTCTCTCTTCAAGCTCTACACTGCCCTGTATAAAGTATACTTGCTTATCGGAGAGCTGGGATAATACTTTAAACATATTATCTCCATGCGCTATATGATCTACGAGTATTAAACAGTTATTGTGTAGCTTACCTACTATATTTTTAATTATATTATAACGAAACTGATTGTTATGTATAAAGTCTAGCTCAGTGAGGTAGCGCTGAGAAGCTGCAACCGCTGTATAATCAGGTTTAATTGCATATTCGAGATGTACTGCAAGGGCCTGAGCATTCGCAATGTACTCACCGCCGGCTCCATCTCGTAAATCGGTAGTAGTCTTTTTATAAAAAACAGGCCCTATAAAGTTACATATATTCCATATATCAATATTACTCTCAGGTAACGTGCCGGTAAACCCGAACCGTCTTAAGGTGGGTACTTTGTCTATAAGCTTATTAACTTTATTACCGCGACGGAGCTTATGACACTCGTCTACTATTAAAAGACCTACTTCGTTAAACCAAGTTAAATCAGCTAGTTTACTTTGCATTATACCTAGGTTTGCAATAACCACTCTCTTATTAGGGTCAATCTCATTACCCCCTGACCACTTACATACTAGTTTTTCAGGGAAATTGTAAGATATAAAATCTCTATATGTTTGCTCAACTAAACCAATATCAGGCACCACAATTAATACTTTCTCGGTATACTCTATATATTGTAGAGCTGCATATACCAAGTTTGCTATAATTAAAGTCTTACCCCCACCAGTAGCTAACTCTATTACCCCATTACCACTGTTGAGAGCTTCTTGTATTGCTTGCTCTTGATAATCTCTTAGCTTGTATTCACTTTCAAGCGTCTTTGTCGGACTAGTAGGTAAACATATATGTTTTTTATTAATTATATCAGTATACTCTTTATTAAAACTTATCTCAAACGGTATAGTGAGAGAGTTAAGATGCTTCACTATTTCTCCTACTAAACCTATACCACAATAACCAGCAGGAGTTATCGCATACATACGTTGAGGTATAAACCGTGCATATCGGTTAAACCGGGCTCCTGGATTCTTTACAGAGAAGCTCTCTCTAATGTTTCCTAGATAATCAGAAACAATCTTTACTTCTTTACGTCTAGCGTCGTATTGAAAATCAACCTTCATTAAGTAGTTTCAAGTTTCTGTAAGTCTATTATATTCTTACAGTCAAACGTAAGCGAGCTTACTAGTTTTTCTACTTTCTCGAGATACTCAATAATAATCTTAAGCTTCTCGATACTCTCTTCAAGCTTTGCAATGTTAGGGTTGTTTAATGCTGCTTGCTCTAAAGCGTGCCGGCTTAATGCAACTGGAGTATCAGCAGTATGCACTTTCACTGCTGCTTTCTTTGCATTAACGAGTCGACGCATCTGATCCTTGTGAGTCATTAAGCGCGCAACCCATTTATGCTTAATAACAGGTACAAGCATCGCTTTATCCTTAAGAGAGAGTTCATCAACTCTGATATCCCCGAGTATTTCAGCTTGGTAGTTAACAAATAATGTATCGTAATCTGGTAGTTCCATAATTAACTCTGTAAGTATAGTATACTTTACATAATATTCAACATGAAAAATTTCGATAAAAAAATACGTACGCTGCTTGAAGATATGGGGGATATGGGCAATACCACTAGCGCCGCTTTTGGTCCAGGTCAAGCACACGCTTTTCAAATCGGCCAGAGTGGGGATTTTTATGCACCAGGAGATGCACGTAATTTATTCGGTTCAAAGAAAAATAATAAATTTACTCCACCTTCTAAGTTTAAACCACCAGGATTTAAAAAGGGTAAGGTTATCCGTAGAACACCAGCTGGCATGTAGTAAGTAGCGTTAATGGATCTTGGTCATTGGATTACTAAGCTTACTATAAACAATAATGAACTACCGTATGGTTTCATTTACGTTATTACCAACACTGTAAATAAAAAGCGGTATATTGGTAAAAAACAGATGAAGTCTGTTAAAAAACTTAAGCCACTAAAAGGAAAAAAGAACAAGAGACATTTTGATATTGAGACAGACTGGAAGGAGTATATGTCGTCATCGAATGATCTTAATTTAGATATTACAAAATTTGGTAAAGACAAATTTACGTTTGAAATAGTCTGGCTCTGCGAGAGTAAGTTTGAATTATCATACTATGAGGCTAAAATGCAATTTGATAACGATGTGCTTCTTAAGGAAGGCTTTTATAATGGTATTATTAACTGTAGAATAGGTAGAGCTCCTGATGCATTACTAAAGAAATTACTTGAACAAAACAGTTTAGATACTACAATAAAGAGTGATGCGTATACAAAGAATAGAACTCGGTCTGACAGTGGTGGATGTTGAATCCCTTGCGAGTGATATAGAGAAAGGTTATTATCACGATTTGACGCAAATCTACGGATCTGAGATTACAGACAAAGACGCTAATAAGCTATACCTGTACCATACTTTAAATTATATCCTAAGTTATTTTAAAGAGTGTGATAACCGTAAAAACGTTGTGCTTTATATTAGTTCAAGTGTACCCCCGAGTGTAAGGTTTTTAAAAACCCTTGATAAGATATGCAAAGTGTTTCCAGTTATAACTTATACTAACACCCTTAGTTTTAATTGTTTAGAGCAGAGTGGAGGTAGTCGTGAAGAGCTCTCCCTATTAATTAGGGAATGCCGCTATAACTTTAATTTTAATAAATTTTCACCTCGTAAAATAAAAACTTATCTCGAAAAGCATGGGTTTAAGCTTACTTTTCCCTTTTAATATATCCCTCCGAGATATATATAATACGTAAAGGGGCAAGGCGAACGCAGTGAGCCTAATAAAAAGCTTAACAATAAAACAACCCAAACACAATACTTTAATATAGATACTCGATATCTATATAGGCCTCTCCTTTCTCCCCCCTGTATATTATAAGCGTCGGATTTAAATAAATCAACTATTGTTTATATAAATTTGTTGTAACGTAGTAAATAATAGCAAATGGATCATATTTACGAAAAAGTTAAAGCCAGTAGTAAGTTCTTTAAGATCATTAAAGAGTATACTAATATGACTGGTATGGCTACTGCAGCGGGCGCAAATGCTGGTACTAATCCGACAGAACCGCAAGACCCTAAGGTCATGACTGCTAATAAACTTAAAATGGATGCTGATAAAAAAGCTGCGCAAGCCGAACTTACAGCTATACAGACTAAAACAAATGTCGATCAAAAACGCCTCAAAGAGCTTCAATCTATTATTGCTGGTAAACCAGTACAAGTGCCTGCAAAATGAAAAACTTTGATTCTTTAGTTAACGAGGTGTATGCTAATATATTATTAGAAGCTCCACCAGAACCCGGGCTCGATCAGACTGGCGGTAACCCGCCTGCGGCAGCCGCTCCTGCTGCTCCTGCTCCCGCCGCTCCAGCACCGGAGCCAGCAGCCCCTGAGCCAGAGCCTGTATCTTCTGAAGGATTAAGAAACCTCGTTGACCTCATACAGAGAGCATTAGTTATATCTCCTGACTCTTTGGATTCAGCCGATAAAGCAATTTTTAACGATAAAGTTACTGTTTTAAATGCTTTAGATAAACAACAGCAGTTATCTGATATTGTTGATCGTCTTAATCCTGCTTCTGAAACAACAGTAGATTAAAGATAGTAAAACTTGTGATGTCCGATAGTCACTGTATTAGCACCACGTGCTAATAACGTTTTACCCCACGAGGGACGTACAGCAAGAGTGTGGTAATGATCTGCCCCGTTCGTATGATCAGTTAACGGATCTTTTAGTATACGCGTTGCTTCAGTCCATTTTGGATGTTTTTTTGCTCGTTGTATTGCTTTATCAATACCCGCATTAAAACACGAAAACTGTTTGGGTGCTGTGACTATTTGATAAAGAGATTTATTTTGTTTTTTTGCTCGGTTATGTATTACTTCGTTCACTGCTTCCATCCCAATAATGCCCTCCCCCCCAGCTTCTAATATTAAACACGCAACTACCGCTTCTAATTTACGCATCTCATCACTCCGATAATGACCAGCGTACGTATCTACGGATTGGACGTAGGCGGGCGGTACTTTAAAATTTATAGGGGGCGGTATATCCATTGCTTCTAATAGGTATTTATACCTGAGTGCAAATTTGTTGGATATTGTTAATTGCATTAATATTACTTATAGTTAAATAAGTAAATAGAAAGTGAATATAAAATATCGCAACAAAATATATAGCAGTAACGACTTGCCGATATTTGTATATTTTAAGACTGAAGATAACCGTCAGGATTTTATAAACACTCTCAATAATTACCAAGTTGGCACATTTAAACCTATTAGATGTATACACTCGATTTTAGCTGGTAATACTTTAATAAAAGATAAAAGATCTTGCATACAATTTAATATTGAGGACGTAGAAGAAAAGAGAATATTACAAAAAAGCCTGTATAATAACGACGAAGAAAATAATGCAATGTTGTGTGGGCCCGGGGATATTGATGAGGGTATACTTTTAGATTGGATTGAAAAATATATTAATAAAATTACTTGAATTAACCTGTATTAACTATATTATACGGGTATGAGCAATAGATATGTATCTACAAAAATTATACCGCTGGGGTCATGTGCTTTTAGACAACCCTTCGCAGAGAGTCATTGTCGTTTTATTCATGGCTACCGTCTTCAAGCTAAGTTCTGGTTTACTTGCGATCATTTAGATAAGAATAACTGGGTAGTAGATTTTGGGGCTCTTAAAGAGCTTAAGGTTATTCTTGAAGAAGCATTCGATCATAAAACAGCTGTTTGGGCTCAAGACCCTGATCTTGATATGTTTAAAATGCTAGAAGAGCGTAAAATGGTGGAGTTAACGATTCTTAATGATGGAGTTGGTATTGAGCGATTCGCTAAGTTCTGTTATGATCAAGCTAATGACTGGGTGGAGGGTCGTACGAATGGCCGCTGCTGGTGTTCTAGAGTAGAGGTATGGGAACATGAAGGTAATTCTGCTATATATGAAGCTGACTTTCGGGCGACTGTTGGGCCCGGTTATAGTGGAAATGCGTGGAAAAGTTAATTAAATAATTTATAATATAAACATGAACATTGACCCTAATAAGACTCTTTTTTTAAGTGATGACTTTGTATTTTATACCTTAGAGGGAGAAGGTAGATACGTCGGCTATCCCTCAGTCTTTATGAGACTGTCAATGTGTAATTTAACTTGTATTGGTTTTAAGAGTGAGGCTGCTCCTTTCGGCTGTGATAGTTACGTGAGTTGGTCAAAGAAAAACAAGATGACCTTTGAAGAAATTGCTGAGCTGTTTGAAAAGCACGGTTATCACGATAGATTGCGAGAGGGTGCACTACTTAAGATTACCGGGGGTGAACCTTTTATTCAACAGAAAAACCTTATTGAGTTCGTAAAATTTATTCATGAGCGCTGGGGCTTTGCAAAGTGGAATGCACCTATGACTGCTGAGGAGCTTTCAAAGCCGGAGCTCTTTATTGACTTTGAAACGAACGGTACCATTATGCCTGATGAAGAGTGGTACGATCTGCAATGCTCTGTTACATATACTACTTCTCCAAAACTATCTAGTAATGGGGACCCTGCTGATAAGAGATATAAGCCCGAGGTGCTCAAATACCTTGTAGATAATGATGCATGCTTTAAGTTCGTTGCTAAGCAAGAGTCTGACCTAGAAGAGGTATTTGAAAAGTATGTAAATGCACCTGATATTAAAGTTAACCCACGCAATATCTGGATTATGCCTATGTGTGGTTCTAGAGAAGAGTTACTTCAAGTAGGTCCGGTTGTTGCAGATCTCTGTAAGAAGTATAACTTTAAATTCTCTAATAGAATGCACTTACAGCTGTGGAATTTAGCTCTTAAGGTATAATGAGATAGATTGTGTTGATAATAATATATAATAATCTAAATCCTTAAACTAATGGAAACGCTCAATAAAATCGGCATAATCGGCACTCAGTGCATAGGCAAAACCACTCTTATACAAGATATGAAAGAGAAGTGGCCAGTGTTTTGTACCCCCGATAAAACGTACCGGGATCTAATTAAAGAAAAAAAGCTTCCAACTAATAAGAAAGGAACTAAAGAGTCTCAAGAAGCCATTCTTAACTTCTTAGTAGATGAAGCAATGGCTAATTATGGTAAGAAAAAAATGGTATTCGATCGTACACCTATTGACAATTTAGTATATTCACTTTGGCTCTATGAGAAGGGATTATCTGATATTGATGAAGCGTTTATCGATAAAAGCGTAACATTACTCCGTAACTCAATTAAATTTTACTCTATTATTTTTTACTTACCGTTTTGTGAAGAGAATGACGTAATGCTAACAAGCGGCCCTAATAGAGATGTAGACCCAATGTACAGATCAGAAATCGGACATTTATTTGAAGGTATTTATAAAGCATGGGAAAAGACTGGTTCTCGATTCTTTGATACTGATGATTGTCCTGCCTTTATTCCATTATTTGGCAGCCGGCAAGAGCGAATTGCAATGATGAGTATGTATATTAATGATAAAGGAGAGTTTTTTGGGGAACAAGACTCTTTAGTAACAGACTTCTTACAACAAGAATTTTTAAGAAAAAACTTGACTGAAGGTAAGTAAGTATACATTATACTCGTATGAACTTTAACAAACTTGCTAATATTATCGCTGAAGACATTGATCCTTCTATTCCTAATGATATAGAGACGGAAGGTGCCCGTGGCCGTGCTGGTAACCCTGAGATCGCTAAACTAATTGCACAGGGTATGCCTTACTGGAAGGCCCGTGCTATGGTTAAGAAAGGAATGTCTAGCGGCGCTAGTGATGCTCCAGTATCTACTGATAAAAAAGACGATATGGATGTTGCTAAATCTGCAAGCGAGCTTAAGACTCAAGCGGCTATTGAATCGTTTCTTTCAACTAACCCAGACGCATCCGTATCGGATGTAGTAGACCATCTCAAGTCGCTTAATGATCAAGGTATTGATATTAAGACTTCATACATTACTAATGCTTCAAAGATTGATAAGATGGTCAGCAGTGTTAAGAATATGGATGTAGATTCAGGCTCTATAGATGAGCCGAGCCTTTCTGATTTAGATTCTGAAAAGAAAGACAAGTTCGATAAACTTCGTAAGTTTATGTCAATGAGTCGCTCAGAACGGGATGCTTTTCTCGCTCGTAAAGGAAAGCCATTACCCGAAATTGAAAAAGACGAAGAGGAAGATGAAGATGATGACGCGGTAGATCCATACGTTAAGCATTATCTCTCGGGCATGAAGTCTAAAGAAAAAGAAGAAGAACCAGAGTTTAGTGATACAGATAAAGGCTAACCGAAAAACTTTTCGGTTAATACGATAAACTTCATTCCCTTTTTAGTAGCATATTCAGATGCTGCTTTCCATTTGCATTGGTTCTGATGATACATTAAATTTTCATATAGAACCGTGCTTTGTTTCTTTTTATTAGACTGTACTGGGGGTTGAGTCTGGGAGTATGGTTTTAACTCTATTAAATACTTCTGGGTTACTCCGGTATTATCCTTAATAGCTGCAATTAAATCTATATGGTATTTATGCACTTTTTTATCTACGTCATTATAGTAAGGTACTACAATAGACTCGCTTGACCAGGCAGTAACATTTGCATTATTGTCAAAATGGTAAAAAAATTTTCTTTCTAACAATGACCGATACAACGGATTAGTGTTGCCCATGTATTTATTCCGGTTTAATGGGGTGTATATACCCTGAATATACTTGTTATTTTTCGAAGCACACATATACTATTAATTACTTACCTGTGCAAATATCTCAAACTCTTGTAATACGCACTCTGTTTCAGTACTGTAAGCGGCCCATATTTAAAAAGAATACGGGTACGTACAACTGCGAGTGTCCGTATTGTCATGAAGGAAAGAGTGCCGGTAAGAAGCGT